TCAAACACACCACGGCAAAGATTGCTGCGCGCAATGACTCTGGAGACATGGAGTGGTGGTGGAAACGTAGACACCACCACATCCCAGGTGGAGCCAGCTCGTCAGGTGCTATGGCCAGACATGCATTGCGTGTAGATAAGCGTTTTTCTACATACGATAGGGCCAACAAAAAGACTGTGATGGAAATGCTGTCGAATGACTTTTATACCATGCTGCACGAATTCCCACCCGTCAACGTTGCAAGGGCTAGTACAAAGAAAGAGCCTGGTGGAAAATATAGAGCGTTATATGCCAGCAACGATATACCATATCTGGTCTCTGCTTACGAGGCTGTACACACTGAGAAGGTGATGGATGATGGGGTATGTGCACGCCAGGGTGTTGAAGACTTCATGAACTGGATCAAGAAAGCTAAGAAGCAAGGCTACCATCTAAGCACCGACTACTCCGATTACAATGCTGAGCATTTGTTACAAGAATTGATACTGCTAGACCTCGCTCGTGCTGAAGCATGGTTGAAGACATCAGCCAAGTATGCCACACAAAAAGCCAAGAGTGCACTCTGGAATGCGGCCTCGAAAACTGTATCCTTTATTGAATTTGGTAAAAACGATGAGGACACAAGAAGGGTCATATCAGGACTTTTTTCAGGTCACAGAAATACAATGAGAGATCACTGTGACAAACATTATTGTGACGTGAGAGTGGCTGTTGTAGATGCAAATGCACTCGGTTACCAGTGTGTGATGACTGCCAGTGATGATGCGAGTCTAGCTGGAGATGATGAACACATTGTGTGGCGAGATCTAGTCAGTGCGATCGTATACGGCAACATCCTACCGATGGAAGGACACCAAGTCAATCCTCGGAAGCAACTAGGAGGTGCTGAGCATGCCGAATTCCTCCAAGTGATGAACTATCCTGGCTCGGATCTGCAGAGGCCATTGGCAGCTATACTCATGACCATGGCCAGTGGTAACTGGTATGTGCCATCCGCATCTTGGTATGACAATATGATACAGGCAATGAGTGACTCATGGTGGGAAGCTCACGCAAGAGGTCTCCCGTATGTAGCGACATTCCATCTGGCCTGCGCATACCTGGACGTCGGTATGCGTGTGCCAATGGAAGACAAATATCGAGAGCTGGAATGGTGGAACTACCGCAGTCCTAACCAACCACACCCACTGTGGATGGTCACCACTGCTCAGGCACCGGTTGTACGTAGCGTCCCTGAGCCTAGGAAGAACTGGCCTTCCAACGCAACAGATGCTTGGATGTCTACCGTCTCGAAGCAGCTAGCAGTATTACAGGCACGTAAAGTGGAGAAGTATAGACAAGAACTGTTGAAAGTGTCTCACGGAAGTGCTTTTGGTGATTATAGACAAAAGGAGCTACGCGACGCTGTTTTGGAGATGTGGCCAGTACGGAAACAAAGGAAGTACAGGCCAAGTACCGTCACTACAGCAGACCCATTCCGCGTTGATGACATGTTGTCATGGTTGACAAAAGTCGGAATCTCAACCAGACCACGTGATGATGACGAATTAGTCGCCAGGCTAGGTATTGATCCACAATTGGCAAGCATGGCAGGTAATTTCCATGTACTGGGACCGACTCTGCGAGGTCGTGACTGGGCCAATTATGCACGCGTGTTGGAGCGACGTGTTCTACCACCGAGAGCAGCAAAATCGGCATGGGCATTCAGGAGTTGGGCCACTCGGAGTGCTTCGAG